GGGTGTTAAACTGGGAATATGATAATGTAAATTATCATCGCTCAGTCACTCACTACGTTACTGGTAACATTCGTCACAAGACTATTGGGAGCTCGGACAAAAGTTCGAACTTTTACCAAGGTCATTGGACCAGTGTTACGACTACGAAGTCAACTGGTTATAAATCAACATCGAGTGGCACTGCCAACTCGAATCTTGTTTTAGACCTTTGGACTCCGCCTGTTAGCTTGTCTGCAATCCCTAGTGAGCTTATTCTTAACGATGCACAGAAAGGAGGTTATGGCCGTGTTACAGGCGATTTCCTCACTCTGCTCGATGCTGCGGTGGAGAACTCTGAATGGCTTGCGTGCTATTATGCAGCAAGTGCATTTAAGTTTCTCAACATCGCATCCTTGGAACAGGGTCGCGATTTCTATCGAATTCGCGATCTTATCCCTCCGATTCGCTCTATCCTTTCAGCTTTTAGTCCGAAAGAATGGGCGGACATCTACCTCTGGTTCAAGTTTGGCATACTCCCTACGCTGGGGAACGCACGTGAAATTACCCGTGCTTTCATTCAGCTACGAGAGTATACCTGGGCACAAGTGGCGAAGCTTTTTGCTACTTGTACTTGCCGTTATGGAACGGCTCTTGATTCAGATTTGACGGTGCGTGGCCACAAGACCACACACCGTTGCAACGCTAAGTTACTTGCTCAGCCCCGTCTCCAACCCGAGAATGAGTTGGAGATGTGTTATCTACTCCTGAAAGCATTGGGAATAGATTTCACAGCAACGAACGTATGGGAATTAATCCCATACAGTTTCGTAACCGACTGGTTCCTTAACACTGGACGTTTGACAGAGTGTTTAGACTACACTCAACTTCCAACGATCTACGATGTTAAGTGCCTCAATATCTCTCATAAGAGAGAGCTTGTGGTACCAGCCGGGGAGTACTACGTTAACTATAATGGAAACATTAAGCTTAGCGTGTACAGCCGGGCACTCTATAATACTTTCCCTGAAGAGCCTTTCGAGCTAAGGTTCACCGACCCCTCTGGCCACTGGCTAGAAGGGGCCGCGTTACTCGTATCTCGATAGAGGTACGTTAACCCACGTGCGATTGGTTTTTCGCACCGCGAGGCTTTAAATCTCGCGTACCGCCCAACAAAGGGCAGATAGGGGGCATATTATGTCTAAATCATTGGGTTTCAGTTATACTGACACCGCTTTCGGAACGCCACTCACTCTGAATTTCGTACGTGCGAACACCAATTATGGTGTCGACTGGTGCGAAAAGAGCAGGACTTCCGGCGAATCAATCATTGTAAACACCAACTCTTCAAATGACCGTCCTGAGAAAATCAGGATCGCGTATAATGAAGTTAAAGATGTTTACCAGAATTCCGGTATTGACCCTGCGTATTACGCACCGTCAAGAAAGGGATTCTCGCTTGTTTCGCAGATAACTGAGGTTGGTCGGATAACAGAGTCCATCGACGGATCTTTTGTCGATGTACCCTTCTCCGCTCATCTCGTTATCAAAGGCCCAGCGCATGAATTGGTTACTTCAACAGTCATAGAGACTTTGTTGAAACGCCTACTTTCATCGCTGTACAATGATAATGTGACTTCTCTTACTCGGTTATCCGAGTTAATGAAAGGAGCAGTCACTCCACCTGAGGTTTAGTACCAACTAGGCTCTTAGATGGGGACCCCCTAATCGAGGATATCATGGATAAGCAAGAATTACGTTCTTACCTAACTCACGCTTCTCAGGGGCTGAGAATTCAGCACCATGTGGGGGGTTCCCTAGCGGGAACTGCTAACTCAGAAATGGTTAGTCAGTTCTTAACCGCGTGGGTTTTCCTCGCAGCGGACGTTCTATCACAGTCTGAAGTTAATGATACAAGCATGATTGGACGCATTCAAAACTTCATTGATGCGCTCAACGAGCTTGATATCATTAATATTTTAGGCATCTGTCAAGATGCTGCTGACCTTTTAATTAAGGACAGCGTATCCACATATAGCAGTTTTAAAGGCTGCATATATGAGATGCATCCTGTGCCAATGGAATCTGTTGGACGCTTGTTAGCGCCCGTCAGCCCACTATTGGTGTCAGTGTTTCTCTGCCCAGATGTCAAAGCTGTGAGCCTGCAACCTATTCTCAATTTCTTGAGATTCGGGAAGAAGCTCAACTTCGACGCCATAGGCCTCGAGGAAAAAGCACTAACCGCCTATCTTGACACAGAGAATAGGTTACTCTCCGTGTTTATTGATCCGAAAGATCCACTTATTAGTGGTCTCAATCAGATCATGAGATGTTGGCTTCGGGATATCGATCTTCGAGATCTCGTACCTACACACGGGAATGGGTCCGTCGCCGAAGGAAGGTTAACTTGTACCAAAAGTATAAGGGATTGAAGGACGATCTCTATATCAGGATCGTTCTTGGGTCTCAATGGCCCGAATACTTTCCACTCGGTTCAAGTGGCGAACTCAGTCGTGTTTCACGAACTGTATTCGTCCCGAAGACGTACTCTAAGCTTCGTACGATTTCTATGGAGCCTACTACTCTTCAATATTTCCAACAGGGAATTATGAAGAAGTTATATGCTTACATAGATAAACACCCTTATTTGGGTCGTCGTATTAAGCTTAGAGACCAGAAACAAAATCAGGAACTCGCAAAACAAGGGTCAATAGATAACTCTATGAGTACTATTGATCTTAGTGCTGCGTCCGATAGCGTTTCCTGGTCCCTAGTGAAGGCCGTATTCGCCCGGACACCATTGTTAAAATGGCTTTACGCAACTCGGTCAAAAAAGACGAAGTTGCCGAACGGGCAGATTGTCGTACTAAATAAGTTCGCTCCTATGGGTTCAGCATTATGCTTCCCAATCGAGTGTCTTATTTTCGCGGCCGTCATAGAATGCGTAGAACAAAGATGGC